TGAGCGGAACCTCTTCTTAATTGAATTCTATTTGCCATCGGTGATTATCCCAAAAATCTTGGTATACAATTATTCTCTTTATGTATTTATAAAAAAGAAAAGGGGGTTCTAAGACCCCCCAATATCATTCTTCGGTTTGTTCTACAGGTTGTTCTGTACTTGACTCTAGATATTCTAGAGTTTCAATTGCCCCTAGTAGTTTAAGAGCCTGAACTTCATTTTCTTTAATTTTTTGTGTCAGTTTTTGGTTTTCTTCCACTAGTGCCTTATAACGGTCACGAAAATTGGAAAGAAGTTCTTCCGAATTTGTAGTATCAATCGTCATTATTTGTACTCCGAATTAATGTTGTCAGTAAATTTTTAATTTCACCAATATCAGAACTTAAAGATGAAACAGTAGTTTTTAAGTCTTCAAACTCTTTATACTGATTCTTCATTCTCTCATAATTATTAAGATAATTCTGATATTCATTGGTATTACTATTTAGTATACCACCAGTAGTTGAATCACGCAATAAGTCGTGATTGTTTTCAATTTTTAAAAAATTATCCATAATTAACTTGCTGTGGCCACCGCTCTGAAGTATTTAAACTGAGGTACATAAGCTTGATTTGTAGAACTCATTGCAATTTTAATTTGGAATTTCGTAAATGATAATCCAGATGCAGAATATTCATATGATTTAAATGTGTCATCATTTACTGGTGTAATGGGTTTATCCGAACCACCACTGGTGTTGAAAAACTGCCATGGCAATTTGCTTTCATCTCCAGTAAATCCACTAGGAACTACTCTGTATAGAACTCTAAAATTAACTTTTCCAGTTTTATTTGCATCAAAATAAACTTTTAATGCTCTAGCTATTTGATTATCTAAAGTAATCATTTTGGTTATATAAACTGCTGCATGAGGGTCATTTGTACTCAATGAAGCAGAATCCCAATCAGAAGGATTATTAATCCTATTGGTTGTTGTAATGATACTAGTTCTATCTAAATCTATTATGGGAGTTAAATTATCTACACTAGTAGTTAAAAGACATTCAAGATTTAATGATTTATTTCCAGATAATTTTGCATCTTCATTTACTTGAGAAAGAATTAGTTTCTGTGAACCCAATTCATTAACTTCATTTAAAGTCAATTCTGTATATACACCATCATTGATGAATGATACCTCAGATAAATCTCCAATTGAAGTTCCAGATACTGTATTTAATCTTGAAATTACATTTGTTTTTGGTAAAACTACAGTTGTAATATTTGGAGTAATTACCTCATATGGAACATTTTGAGTTGCTGTAGCAATCTCTAAAGTAGGATATAAAGTGGAAAGGTTAGTACCTCCAGTGATACCAATATTAGCAACAGAAGAAGTTGTAAGTTCATAACTATCTAAAGTTGGATTTTTAATTTCTTGGTGAGTTTTATTAATTTGAACCAATGGAATACCATCAAGATTATAACATTCTACAACTGCACTTTCAGCATGTATAGCTGCTACTGTTTGATTTGCTCCTCTTCCCCCACTAGTTTTGATAGTGATTGTTGTTCCATCTCCACTAATTGCCGTATATGCAAAAATCTCCTTGTCAATTTTTAGATATCCAGGATTATCATCACCAATTGCTAATCCACCGACTTTCTTATGAAATGCTGAAGCATCAACAACAGATAATGAAGTATCAGTAGCGGTGATTGCAGTTTTTAGTGTAGTTGGAGAAACTTCTGACCTAATGCCAGAAATAGTAACATAATTAGATAAATCGTGCATACCATGGTTACTGTGTAAAACAGTAACTTTTTTGGATGTTGATGGATATGTTGGAGCAACACCAATATATTTTTGTTTCGTATCTCCAGCATATGATGGTACTGGTGATGCTAAAAGAGTACTATCAATGGTTGGATTTGCTTGACGAATTGTTTCTCCAGTTGTAAATGTGTTTGAAACATAATTTAGTGTTAATACACCAGTACTATTATTCCAACCAGTAACGATTGCAGTAGAACCAGAAGTTTGCCCAGTTACAGTTTTTCCAATTGTAAAGTCTCCAGTTAAAACACCACCAGCAATACTTAAAGTTAGAGATGCAGTTGACTGACTACTTACTAATGGGTAAGTAACAACACCACCAGTTGAACTACCTTGTTGGAATACTCCATCGATATCTGTTACTGTAATTTGCCTTGGTGAGGCAACAGTATTAATAGATTTAACTGTAGCTGAAGCATTTGTAGTTTTTTGATAGATTCTTGCTCCTTGAGTAAATGAAGCAAGAGAATCATTTAACACAAATGTTTGGTCTGGTTTATATGTAATAATTGGGTCTGGTCTTAACTCAAGAATTCCTCTATTTCCTAATGCTAAAGGAGCATTATTAAATACTGCTTTACCAGAAGTTGCTGTGAATTTTGCTCTATAGATATTAAACTTCAAATCTTGTAGTTGGTTTGGAGTCCAAGTAGAAGCATTCTGAGATTTGAACAATACACCAGCATAAGGTTGAGAAGAAATTGTTCTATCTCCAGTAATATCAACTTTACCCATTTCAGAAATCCATACAGTATATTCATTGGAATCTGAAAATAGAACAAAACAATATTCTTGGGTATCACTTAAATAAACTGGTGCCTTAAATTTAAATACCGTTGCAATAGAAGCATTTTCTGAAATTTCAACATCTTCTGGATATACCGTTGTTGTTGAGAAAGGTAGAATTTTATTAGTTGGAATACCATTTTGCATTTCACGAATTTGGCAACTAATTGGAATATTAGAATCTTTTGAATTGAAATATACTTCAATTTTAGATAAGAAACACCCACCCTTTTCTTCGATAATAAACGATTGTGCTAGAGGGTCCCACCAACCAATAACAACTTGCTCCTGTCTGGTTCTTGATGTTCTATTCTGTTCAACCAACTGGTCTGTTACAACTTCAGCATTTCTAATGGAAAGAATTGTTTCTTGTAATGTCTCTAGTACACCCGCTGCTTCATAAGTAACTTGTGCAGAAGAATCTACTGTTGAACCTGGAGTTGGAGTTGCATTTGTTGAACTGGTTGTTAGTTTAAATGACCTCTTACCAGTAGCCCATCTAGGATTAGTAGATACTGTTGCTCTTGGGATAAAAAATGTACCCTTAAATGTACCCCTCCTATCCGTAATTAATCTTCTATCTTTGACTACAGCCCTTGCTCCAGAAGTTTGCCCAATTAAAACTTCTCCAATTGCAAAATTTCCATAATACGCACCATTAACTTGTGATGCCATGGTATCAATATCAATATTTAAAATTGCTGTTTCTGATGAATATGTTTCACTCAACTCCACATCTGTATATGGATTATATTTGTATCCATCATTGAGTGCCGCAACTTTTATTCTAACACCACTAGATTGACCAATTACAAGTTCTCCAACTTGGAATGGTGTTGTATTTGTTCTACTATCTTGTGTTGTATTTTTTACAAGTTCAATTAATTTTGGAATTATATAGTTACTTACTGCAACACTATCAAAGAAAGAATATAATCTAGTCGATGGTTTCAATCTTTCCGCTCTAATTGCAATATTTCTTGAACGAATCCACGGAACATTAACTTTACTAATAACTCTAGAACCAAGACTTTGCCTTTCGAATCTCGTTACAAGTCTTTGCTGAGTACCTGTTCTTCTTTCGATGATACCAGTAGATGTTGTAGTTCTTGTTCCAAATGCGGGAATATTTCTTCCTAGTGGGCCTACCCATCCTACCCAATCTCCACCAGAAACATTACTTGTTGCTCCAGACCAATCTTCTTGCCAGGACCCCCATTGAGCAGGACCAAATCCATTTTGGTCAGCATTAATACTTCTTGATTGAGCCTGAAAATTTCCTTCAACCTGAACAGTGTTTACTGGAGCTATTTCGGTATCAACCCAATCATCACTGCTTGGATTCAATTCAATATTTCCGATGAATGTAAAAACATTAAATGGATTGACATTTTCAATTTGTGATGCATATGGTTGCGTAATTAATAATGAATCTGTAAATGGTAGGGATAGAATACCAGTGTTAATTACAACATTACTTGATTGCTCTACATTTAATTGTAATGGTACATTTGTTGTATAATGCGATGGTCTTAATCTTCTATTTTTAATATCAATTGCAGCAGCATAATCATCATTATCCAAATCAACAACATTTTGATTTTCAAATGGGTCTACTACAAATCCATTTTTAAATTTGTCATTTCCAAATTCGTCTTTGATTGTTAATGCATTTGTTTCTTGCTCTAAAAGAGTTAATGCGCTGTAATATTCTACATTTTGTATTCTCTTCTCTAGAAGAGCAATATCTTTCATTGTATAACGTTTAATATTTTCTTTGAAAACTAACGAATCTAATTCTGGAGAAAATCCATATTCATTGTGAGCAATTATTGCCAACAACAATGCGTTATTTGCATCTTCTGGTGGAGATGGATATTCTGATGATTTTCCTAAACGAACGAAGAAGTCGCTTTCTGTAGTTGCAAAAAGTTTATCAATTCTCTTTAGATAGAAACAGTAATCGCATCTAAAATCACTATCTGGTTTTGGAATATCAAAGATAGTTCCATTAGCATCAAATACTCTACTTGCAAAATCAAATGATGAACATTGCATATAGAATGGGTCTGATACTGAACCACTTCCACTAACCAATTCTTTTGCTGCTGGTCTAAAATCTAATACATCTCTCAATTGTTTTTCTCTAACTAAGGTTCCAGAACCAACCGCTGCAGTAAAACTTGGAATACTGGAATATGAAATTCCAACATAAGAATCAATATTGAAGTAATCTCCCGTTGTTTCGTGTGAGAAATAATCTACAACAATTTTTAATTTTCTAATTGGAGTTCTTGCTCCTTTATTTCTAGATAACTTAGATAGACCATAGAAAAATTCAGTTTGTCCAGATGATAGTGTAAAATATGAACTAATATCTTTACTTCCCGAGTTAATGGAACCTTCAGCATCACTTACTAGACCCTGAATGGCATTTTCTAAACTATTAACACCATATAAAATTTCATTATTTTGGAATTGATTTGTTGTTTTATAAACTACAGTTAATTTTAATGTTGTTGAGTTAAAATCAACTACCAATGCTTTAGCTCCTGATGTCTTACCAGTAACCAAAGAACCAATTGCAAAGAATGCTGGTTCGACAAGAGTTACATATGGAACAACTGCATCATTAGAATTTTCAGATTCATATACTGCATGTAGTTTATATGCATCTGAAACTCCTAAAGCAATATCTTCATCTTCAATTCTAGTACCGTAGATATTACTATATGATAATCCAAATAGTTGTTGGTCCTTTTGATTGCTAGTTCTGGAAACTTTCCAGACATTCATTTTACTAGCATTCTTAACTCTTTCTGTGACAATATTTTTAGATACAGCTGCATTCAATCTTACTGATGTAATTCCAACAAGATTAGAAACTGTTATGGTAGACCTTGCTAATCCACTACTATTAAATGTTGTATATACTGGACTACCAGAATTACTATTCTGCAAAATTAAAACTTGTCCAACCGTATAGGAAGAACCACCACTTACTGCTGTAACTACGAGATTGTAATTTTCGGTTTCTAAAGCTTCAAATTGTTGATTTTCTGCTAAAGCAATTGTGAAACTATTACTTGTAATTTGAGCATCATAGTTTCTTCTGATAATCATACTCTCATCAGTGATTGATTTTATGGCCTTTCTTGGCATTTCACTGAATAAATCACCATTTTGTTTATTTTGTAATTCTGGTCTATACCTATAAACCGAAGTAAATTCTGCACCATTAGATATTGAACCACTATTTACAGTTACTGTTGCAGTTTGATTTGTGTAATTAAAAATTGATGATGTTGAATATGTAGAAGTTGAAATATCTGTAACTTTAAAAGATTGGGATGCAGAAACGTAAAGTAAATCTCCAGGTCTCAATTCTGGAGAAATATTACTATTAAATCCCGTAATAATTCCACTGCCACTATTATAGGTAAATTTAGTTGCATTCAACTTATAAACTTCTGTAAGGTTAAAGTCGCAAGTAAATATAACTGTACTAGAAGAATTTCTTCCAACAACTTGCCTAGTATCGGAATATTGGTGAACCCAAATTTTTGTAATTGTTGTTAAATCAATTCCATCAACTGTAATAACTTCACTTTCTCTAAAATTTCCTTCAACATTTGTTAAAGTTAATATATCTGCAGTTATACTATTACCACTTGTAACTCTAACATAACCTTTTGCCCCAGATGTTTTTCCTCTAATCACGGAACCAGCAGTTACAGTTACTGAAGCATTTAACTTCAGTTTTGTAAACATAGCAACATCAAATAAGTATAATTTATATACGTCATTTAAATCGCCTTCCACAGTATCTGTTCCAGAATTTAACCATTCCCAAGCAAACACTCGTGCAGAACCAATTTGATTGCCAGCAGCAGTACCAGCAGAGGAAGTAAATTGGTCTCTTAATTCTATAGTTTGATATGCTACTGATGTATCTGGACCACTAATAACTGGTGTTCCATAAACTTTTGTGACTGTTGTATAATTACCAACCTCAAAAGGTAAAATATTATTTTGCTGACATCTATAATCTCTTGGTTTATCTAAATCCAGATATTTTGGAGCATCTCTTTTAACTTTGTAACCCTGAAAATATGCAGAACCAGGAGAAATTTCTATAGTATATAAATTATCATTTGCTATAACTCCAGTATCTAAAGTTTTTTCTCCAGCATTATATACTCCATTATTAAATCCATCATTTAAACACTCTCTAACTTTAATGTCAAATGGATTAATCATAAAGTCACCAGATTGGTCATAAGTCCTATCAGCTAGTGCCTTTTCTACAACATTATATGTACTAGTTTCTACCTTAGATTGAATTTTACCATTAACAATTCTAAGTAATTCTAAGAAATTTTTATCTGCATCATCATCTACAGATTTTTTGATTAATGTAGTTTTTATTCTAAATCTGTGAGCTCCAGGAGCAGCATAGTTCGAAGAACCTGCAGCATTATCGTTTAAACTGGTATCATCTTCTGATGTAACAATTGACTCTGAAATCTCTAATCCAACTCTATATGTTGGATATTGTTCATATTGTTCTAAAATTACTTTTTGTGATGAAACATCAACAAAATGACCTCTAATATAATAAACGCCATTATTTACATAAGCAACAGAACCAATTGCAGTTGCTTCATTTGGAATTAATTGTGCAAATGGACTACCAGTTTCTAAAAGAGTAGTACCATATGTCAAATCAATATTTGTTGAAAGTTGCTCATTATTTGTAAATTTTACATCAGTCTTATTTGTACCACCCGCTTCTGTATATTTAATATATAGAGTAATAAAACCACGGTCAGACTCATCGGAAGAAATTGAATAAATTACTTTTGCCTTTACTCCCGTTGTAACACCAGTAATAATAGCACCAGTTAATTGCTCTCTATATAATTCTACTTCGGAACCAAGAAAACTCGATTGGATAAGGACACAATCAACATTATTATCAAATGCTGGTTGCCCTGGGATGACCATAGAGCCATCTTTGAATAAATGGGAACCTACACTTTCAATCTGATTCTGAAGAATCGATTGCATTGTAGTAAGTTCTCTTGCTTGGATTGGAAATCCAGGTCTGTAGAGTACTTTGTAGAAGTTTTTAAACTTATCAAAGTCATCATAATATGGGCTTACATTCAGGTTTGTATTTTGTGCCATGTTTTTTTTCTACTACCTAGAATTCGATTACAATTTTAATATCTTCGATTTGGTCGTTTGCACGAGAAATCGCTCTCCTATTATCTATATAGACGACTTGACCGCTATTTCTTTCAATTTCTGGGAATGCATAACCAGCAGTAAATTTCATACCCAAGTCATATTCTGTATTATTAATAGTTCTTGTTGAACTACCAGGAACAGCAGGAAAGTTTACATCTGGTTCTCCAGTTGCTCCAGATGATGTTCCTGTAATTGGGTTACTTCCAGCAAATTGATTTAATGAACCAGTAATTTCTGGATAAATGCCATCAACTTTATTTTGATAAAATTTTAAAACTTTTGTGGTAGTATTCCAAGAAATTACTCTTCCTCTTGATGTAATAGTTTGTCCCCCAACAGTTCTTGATTGTTGGATAATTTCATCAACAACAAAGTTTCCTTGAAATGTTGGTGGAAAAATGACCGCTTTTGTTGCACTAAGAGTTAAATCTGAAGTTAACTCGGAAGTTTTATAGTTATATGGATTTACAAGTAACCCAATTCTCCTATAATCATTATCTGTTGGGAAATCACCAGAACCTTCGGAGTATGAAAGTTTGGCATTTACCATGACTCTATACGCACCAAGTTCAAATGATGGGTCATATCCATGACCATTTTGTGGAGGAATGATTACATCAATTGTAGCTCCTGTTCCAGTTCCAATACCATTAATTGAATCTACTATAATTTTTCCGAATGTATATCCAGTACCACCAGAAGTTACTGTAGCACTTACAACTTTACCACCATCAACAACAATAGAAACTCTGGCGCCAGTTCCATCACCATTAATAGCAACATTATCATAAGTTCCATTATTGTACCCACTACCAGAAGAATTGATTACGACCGTATCAATTTCTCCAGAGACAGCATTTGATTTAATTGCAGAATCCGTAAGAACTGGAATATAATCAGAAGAAAAGAATTTCAGAACAGAAGCAACAGGAATTGTATACATATACTTCCAACGATAACCATCGGAAGTAGTGATAATTGATGTTGATGTACCAGTTGGTTCTACAGTTGATGGTTTTCCATTTGGGTCCGCTGGCGAAGTTCCATTGTAAATACACTTATATACTTGATAGGATGAGTTTACAACATAAAAGTCTGCATCATATAAACGTGTGGAACCAGAAGCAGCAGTCTTAGTTGGAGAATAGTCATGACGATACATGTCATAAATGTATCCCAAACCACCTGTAGTTTTCTCTGGAGGAGTCCAGTCAATTCTACGAACAACTTGAATCGTATCATTTGCAAGAACTCTTTTGAGAGAAATCATGTCATCATATAAATCCGAATACTCAGAAAAACTATCTACAGGTTGTGGAGGACTATTTTCATTTTCCCAAACTTGAGGTCTTCCAATAAAGACATATAATCTATCTCTATCAGTACCCGCCAGCAAATCTGTTGCCTCAGCATCAGGGCCCTGCAGAGATTTAATGAATTTTTTGGCAGAGTATATTCTAAATTGGTCCGTAAGGAGTGCAGACATTTTATTTTCCTATAGATGTTCTAAGTTCCTTCTTATATTTATTGATTAAAAATCATCATTTCTTGCAAGAGTATTATAATCAATTGTGAGTATTCTCCAACTTGCTCCATTATCTCCAATTATCTTTTCTCCACCAAGAATTGCTTCGGCTACTGCTCCAGTTCCACTTCCTCCACTGAATGTAATTTCTGGTGTAGAAGTATAACCATATCCACCGCTATTGACGGAAATTGAAGTAACTTGGTCTGCAGTTAACGATGAAGTTGCGGCTGCTAAAAGTACTCCACTATCTTCTATATTAACTGTTGGTGCAGTAAGATAGTTATTACCAATTGAAATAACTCTTATATCGATAACTGTTGAGTTACTAGAGAATTCATACAATATTCCATCATTAATATTTCCAGTATCGTATGGAATTGGATTACGTAAAACCAAAGTTTGAGTTGACGAATTCCATGAAACTACAGTTGCTTGTATTTGTGATTCTGTTCCAGTTACTGTCTCACCAACAACAAAATTGACACCATTATAATTAGATGAATTTCTCATATCCATCTTAACAGTTAAATATGAATAATGCTCCACACCTTCACTCAAAGCACTAGCATCACTAATATTTGCAATTTTAAAAGGTGTACTAGAATCTTTTATCTTATCTCCTACTTGGAATAATGTTGTATTTTGCCCACCTTGAGTTTCTTCAATACCATACAATGTTGATGGAACCCCGCCATCCAAAGAAATTTGATTTTCGAAAGCAGTTCCCACATTAATTAAATCTGGTAATCCATTTCCAGCACCATCAAATTCATCAGTATCCCTAAATGATTTATTTAATGTGAAAGATAGTGGTTGAGTCAAACGATATAAGATAGAATTTTGCTTATCCACAACAATATGGGGAAGGTCGAATGCATCGGATGAATCTGAAATTCCAGCATCAAATACAATATTAGTTCTTTCTCCAGGAGAACCAGCATCGATAAATGCTAATTCATCAACTTCGAATATTACGAAAAGTTCTCTGGTTGTTGAATTCCAGTCATACACCTTTGCAATTTTATTAGTAGAACTTTCTATTGTTCTAATAATTCTATCGCCAATATTAAAATTGTATGCAGTAATTCCAGTAACTGGGTCATTTTGCAATGCATCTAATATAATTCTTTGGTCATATCTGAAATTAACTCCCCTTGTACATCCAGTTAATTTCTTTGATGTTTTTCCAGTGTATCTAATAATTTCTTTATCTAAAAGAATTGTACCACTTCCTGGAAATGGAGATGTTGTTGAAACATAGATATCGGTATCATCTCTTCCAATATCTGCTACCAATCCAGTTAAATCATATTTTTGTAAATTATATGCCTGACGATTTCTGGCAGTTCTTTTTACTTTTACATTTCTTGCAAATACAACTCTAGGCGCAGAAACATATCCACTGCCTGGATTTGTTATCTCGATATTTGTTATACTACCTTGGTCAATAACTGCTTTGGCTTTAGCTCCAGAACCTCCACCACCAACCAAAAGTACATATGGAGTTTGTAGATAAAATTGACCTGGATTGCTCAGAACTACTTCTGGGGATACAATACCATTAGTATCGATATTTGCAACTCCTCTACCTCCTCTACCGCCGCCACCAGAGATTGAAAGAGCTGGAGGAGTTTCATAATTACTTCCTGCATTTAATATGGAAAGTCCAGTTAATGTTTGTGATACTGCCTTAACTACTGCACCACCACCCAGTCCTCCAAATACTTGAGCATCAACATTATAAAAATGTTTGTCACCGTACTTTACCATTTTAATATAATCAATTGTACCATCATCTTTTAGAATAACTTCTGCCGATGCTGGGTCTGGTTGTTCACCTCCTTCTGGTACTTGTGCGGAAAATTCTATTCTCAATGGATTGTATCCCAACCCAGGGTCTAAAACTTTTACAGAAACAATTTTACCGTTATGAATAACAGGTTCCAATTCTGCATCTCTTATTGGTATACCACAATTCGATATTCTTAACAGTGGTGGAGTTGATTCTGAGTACCCAGACCCACCACTTTTCACAACGACGGAATCAACTCCCAATTCGTCATTGAATTTTGGAATTATTACTGCTCCAGAGCCAGGTACTATTGCCATTTATTTTTTCCCCAAATATGGATTAAATACATCAAGATTCCAATCTCAATAATGAAATAGTTACTGTTATTGCAGCAGAAGAACCAGATTTATTTACTACTTTCAAATAGATATTCGTTGATGGGGTGATATCATTGTTCCATCCAATAATTCCAGGTGTAATAATTTTTGTTTGAGCTGCAGTTGTAGTAATATCAGCAATTACTCCAGAATATGCGGCAGGTGCATTACCCTCCAATCTCGAAGAATCTGATGTTCTGGAAGAAGTATCTGCATAAACAGTTACCCATGCAGCATGACTAGTTTGAACTTTAAGTAATGCATAGGATTTAAATCCATTTGAAATATCTATATTTCCTGGAGCACTATTTGCTAAAGAAGATGTTGTTCCAGAAACAGAAGTTCTTGAAGAATCAAATGATTGAGGAATATTAATTAAATCGGAATAACTTCCAGTTGTGGCTACAGTTGATAGTGTTGGTTTATTTAATATTCTTGAAGAACCACTACTAGAATTCCAATCAGATGGGACCTGTGCAGCAGGAATTGTCGGCAAATCTGCTAAGTTATTATATGATAATTGTCCGTTTACAAATGTTGTTCCATTGGACTTCAATACATGCCCAACGGTGGTTCCAGTAATATTTACTTGCAAAGATGTACCATCACCTAAAGCATTATAAAGTTCATTTAAGTCTGAATTAATTTTTTGACCAGCAACTCTAATAGAATCTCCAGTTCCATCATTTGCTTGTGAACCAACATTAATTAATTGTTTGGACATCTCTTCCTATACCTTTTTCTATGTTTATTTATGATGCATCAAATGTAATAATGGAACTATCAAATTGTCCATCAGTATCATCGAACGAAGTATTGAATCCAGATGGAATTGTTGGGATATTCGTCACAACTTCTACGGATGGATATGAATATCCAGAACCTCTATTGGAAACATCAACTCTAGAAATACCAACCAAAGCTTTGATTTGAGCACCAAAACCAGTAGAAGAATCTAGAGAAACGGATGGTCTTGAAATATATCCATCACCACCAGATGTTAATTGAACACTTTCAATTCTTCCTGTTACGAGTTGCGTTAAAGCAGAAGCATTTCTACCGAAAATTGAACCAAGATAATCATATGTAATTAATGAATTTGACGATTCAATTACAGCAACATCTCTGACACCATCTTCTCCCTCTATTTCAAGTTGGTCTCCAGATTCAATTGGGGGAACCACTGTTGCGGCAATTACATCAGCATCAGAACCAATATAAGAGAATGCTACAAAAGAACTTCCTGCTCTTGGAACTTCAGCAAATATTACTCTAGAACCAACAATTTCAAATGCAATTCCAGGTTCTTGAATGACACCGTTTAAAGAAACTATAATATTATTTTCTGGTTTAATGGTATTTGAAGAAACGCCTTCTGTGATAGTTAACGAATAGAAAACATCATTTAGTTTTAAGTTGAAACTATTTTTTAATGAATCAAATTCGAAAGAAATATCATCAAGTTTCCTCAACTTACCAATATATACAGCATTAAATGATGAACCTAAATCAGGAGCTTGAATAAATTGAATTACGTTACTGAATGCACTATAAGAATCTACAGGAGGTTGAAGAATGCCATTAATGAATACTAATAGATGACCATCAGAATCTGGAAAATATGGTAAACCATTTTGAGTAGTTAATTTGAATGATGTTTGAATTCCATCAAATCCACGGAATGTTCTAGTTATTCTTCCGACAATTTCAGTACTATTTGCAATTAAGGATTTATAATTTGATGGTGCAATCACCTGTGCATATTTATTGAATGTTCCTTTAATATCGGACAGATAAATTCTATAACCTTCACCAAGTTGTATAACTTTATTTACTGTACCATATGCACTAGATGCAATAGTTGTTATTGCAGTAACTGTTGCAATTCCATTTGGGAATTGTGAAGTGGGAGTTTCAAAATGATAAAGAGTATTTCCATTTGCAAATGGTGTTGTAGTACTATTTCCAATGTAAATATAATTTGTTGACCCAACCGTTTCGGTTCCAATAATTGTTGCATTTATTGCAAAATTTGTACTTCTTAATATACTTTCACCTTGGGGGAAAGATTTATTATTTGAATCTGGATATGATACTGTTAATCTCAAAATATTTGTTGTTTGTATAATATCCCCCAGCTCTACTTGTGTACCTTCTACATCAATTACATCAATATAATATTCACTAATAGATGAATAAACAATATTTGTCTTATTTAATATTCCACTAATAGATTCTGTTTCCAATGTTAATTTTGAACCTGTAATATCCAAAACTGGAGCTATATTTTTCTCAAATTCTAATACAGAAGATTCACTAGTTGATTTGAGACCCCTGATAAATTGTCCCGAATCAAATTCTCCAATAAGATTTACTAGTTGTACCCTATCAGTAATTAATGTAATGGTAGCAGTAAAATTATTATCATTTAATAATATATTTCCAGTAGAGAAAGAACCAGAATTTACAATTACATCAATGTAATCAAAATTTCCATCATTATATGTTGAATATACGGTGCATTCATTTGCTGGTAGACCCTGTATTGTTACAGTATTATTAATACTAAAAATTTCTGTAGGTGAAGTGTAGTTAATTTTGAATCTTTTTAGGAGAGTTTTTACATTTGCTCTATTTGTTGTAATTGATTTAATTTCAGCATTTCTTGTACTTGTCAATCCATACAAATAATCTCCTTCTTTGATTTTTCCATCTAATGGAGTAGGAATAGTTCTTGATGGATATGTAATTGATGGAATAGAAATACTAGTTGATGATACTATATTGTTTGTTGTGATATAAGTTGGGTTATTCAATGTTCCAAGTAAAATTGCCATTTCATCATTAATGAATGTTTGTATCGTGGTTAAGTTTGAACCAGTTATACTAATTCCTGAATCAGTATATGCATATGTTCCAGAAGCAGTTCCAGGTGAAGTTAATGTTTCAGCAACAGCCAATTTCATAAAATCACGGACCCAAGTATATGCATAAATGCTCTGAATTAATTCACCATCCAAAGACGTGATGGTTCCAGTTGTAGCGTTTATGTATGATTGTGTTGCGGTAACAATACCACTATTGCCATTTGTAAGCAAATCATATACTACAGCATCAACAATATAACCAATATCTCTAAGACACTTAGTATTACCTCCAGGTACGCTAAATCCTGGATAGTTATTAAGTGTTCTTTGTAAAGATTCATATTGGAAATATCTCTTATTAAACATTAATAGTTTGGCTGCATCTCTCTTAACTTGTGTAGTTGGAAGAATAATTCCAATAGCAGTAGTAAATAAAGTATTGATAGCAGATTTTATATTTGCACAATGTCCACCATAAGTTCCACTATCAACTGTAATTGTATTGTCGGTATACTTAGATGCTGTAGCTCCATACTGTGCAGTATATACAGTAGATGCTGTTCCAGTAATAATCCAATTATCAATAGCATATTGGCAAAGTGTATTTGCCTTTTCTAATGCATAAACCGTTGGTAATAGTTCATTTTTAATGTATGAAATTGATTTATTTGTAGTTCCACCAACATAATACGAAATTGCATTAATGGTGTTACTATTTCCACCCGATACTAAATCAGAAATAATTGCTGGTAAAATATATTCCGTTAGGTCTCGTTTACATGTGGTAGAAGAACCACCTGGATAATCAAATGCCCTATAATTTATTCCATTTAGATTGTATGTAAATACGGAATCAACATATCCTACAGATTCTTGCGCGATAAAGTTTTTATTAAACCAAATTAGATTTCCAGCATCTCGATAAACCTGACCAGTGGGAGATATAGTATCATTAATTATATTCCACAACGTATCAATTTGAGAAATAACATTAGCACAATTTCCAGCATCAACTGTTACTCCTACTGGTGGTACTGGAATTTGGGATGTATATGAAGAAGATGATAGTTGACCAAGAATTGCTTGTTTACATAACAAAGCCATTTGGGTGTGTGCATAGACACTTTGTAATACCTGAGTAGCAATATATTGCAACCCACCAGTTGAGTCAACATAGAATTTTGCTGCGGTAACGGTATTATACTGACCACCATTTTCTACATCTTCAGCAACTGCATTTAACAATAAAGATAAATCCAATTTGCATCTACTAGTTCCATCCGAAGAACCAGGCACATCACCAGGAATGATTAAATCTGGATATTTATTTTTTAATCTTCCAGCAGCCACATCAACAATAAAGTTTGCATTCAATCTTAGTAAATTGGCTGCATCTCTAAATCTATGTTGCGTATCATCATAAAATTGCCCAGTGATAATTTTATTTGTTGATGTATTTACTTGATTTGCTATGAAGGGTACATTAATATACCCAGAAACAATAGCAGATTTTCCTCCAGTTGCCGTAATAGTTTCACCAATAGTGAATGCACCAGATTTATTACCTAAGTATAAATGTTTTAGGTTATAGTTTATACCAACAATATTTGCAGTAATACCGCTGCTCGTACCAGTAATTGTAGTACCAACTGCAAAATTACCTCCAGTTAAATTTCTATATGCTAATTTTCTTATTTCAATAGTTTCATTTGCGGTAAAATCTCCAGTTTCATTTGCATATTCTAAAGCAATATTTTGAATATATTCTCCAGATATTAAATCTCCAGCAATTCCACCATCATCGGAAATAGTAGTTTCAGCATGTATTAATAATTTAGTGTAAGCATCATTAACAAATGGTAGTAAAGAAGTGGTAAAACTTGAAGTATATCTTGATATTCCTTTACTAATTCTAATTTCATCCAAATAACCATTGACTGAATATGCAGAATCATATGCTGCCCCTATTCTTACTGGTTTTGATGCATAATTAGCACTATCGTTATATGTACTTGTTTGTAAAACACCATTAATAAATAATCTACCAACTCCAGATGTTCTGCTATATGCAATATGATTCCAAGTATTTGCAGTTAATATATTGTTACTTGTCAATCTAATTGTGTTATTAGTATAAATGTATATCTGCCCAGAAGTATTCACATAAAATGCAATTGCGGTTTCATTTGCAGTTGTTCTGAAGTCAAATATTGATTGGTAATTTGTAAATGAATTTGGTCTTATCCATGTCTCAATAGTGAAATCTCCAGTACCAAATCCAAAATCCGCAGATGAAGATACACTTAAATAATCCCCAGTACCATCAAATATAATACTAGAATTTCCATATTTTTTATTCGCAGTTGAAATTGTAGCATTTCCATTTACTCCTATTGTTTTTGGAGTACGATAGTTGACATTGTAATCCATCATTAGATTATTAATATCTTCAAATGCTACAAAATTTCCTTCTATTTTTTCTAAACTATCTTCTAAAGAAGAAACTTCAACAATTGACTTACTAATATCATCTACAATTACATTTGGATTTGTTGGAGAAACAATTCTATTGAATAGAAGACCATAGAAATTGCTTGGGTCACTAATTGAAATTGATGAAATTGGTTGATTTGTAGCAGCATCAATATATGGAGAAATATTAGTTACTCTTGCAACAATTCCAGTCTTTGCTGAAATGATATAATCATTTTGAACAATCGCTAGTAATCCAGATGGAGAATCGTAAGTTCCAGAAGTTTTACTAATAATAACATTATTTGAAACCGTATTGGTATTTGAAATTAAGTTAATTTGTTCGATTACTGCTGTTTTACCAGTTAAGTTAATAATTTTTTCTTGAAATTCATATACATTATTTGTACTAATATTAGAAGAACTTACAATTGTAGCGTTCAATCCTGTTGAAGCACAAATAATCGTTTCACTATTTTGGAAAGTTCCAGTTACATTAAATACTTTGATTGTTCCTGTAGTGGAAGTTACAACAGTCGCAGTAGCATTTGATGTTAAACCTCTAACTGTAGCTCCAAGTTCGGGTAAAATTCCACTAACATTTGAAATAACAATTGATTTTGATACTAAAAATTGCAATGTTAATTTTGCATAACTAATTTTTGTAGGAGCTGCGGGTGGTTCTGAGAAAATGATACTTCCAGATTGAACTGTAAATGCTACTCCTGGAGCTTGTGAAACACCATTAATCACAATCATAAATTGATTGGTATTTGCAACTACTGGAGTTCCATTAATTGTTAATGGAAATATGGTTCTTTCACCATCAAATAGTGTTGAAATATTATCTAATTTTTGAACAACAGAAGTCAAAATTTCTTCCGATGAAGTCAATCTCTTACTTCTGAATAATACTTGAGTATTATCATAATCTTTATAAATCGGTTCTACTAACGCAAAATTATCAATATTTGATACTACTGAACTTTCAATTAAGTTAACACTTTTTGTAATTTCAAAATCTGTCTTATCAGTTAATCCCTTTCCAGCACCAACGACTCCAATTTCACCAAATGCTTTGAAACCAGCAGCATGTACATTATTGTTAACAATAGTTTTCCATTTATCGATAGATACTGGACTCTTAATATTATAAGAGAATGCTTGATATAGATAAGAGTCTTGAATTTTTTGAACAATTTCACTTGGTTTACCAATATCATCTAAGAATTTACCAGTTGTCTTGGTAATAGAATCTACCTCCAAAACTCCTTTGGCAATACTCAAATTATTAATAGTACCAGTTGCTTTAGAAACAACACCACTAACTTTCTGTCCAATTGAGAAAGTACCAGTATAGTCAATTAATTTCAACAATCTAGGACCAATTTGCCATCCATCATTTTTCGATACATATCCAATTGCTGTAGCATTTTCTAAACTTTCTCCTTGATACACTTGCTCACCAGCAAGGAATCTTGCTGTTTCTACAACAGATTCGGCAGCTCCACCAAATGATTCCGTTAAAATAATTTGTCTTCCAGTACCAGCATTAACAAAAGAAATGTAATTTCCACTTACCGCATCTTGTGCAGTCAGTGCAATTCTCAATTGGTTATCTTCCAAACCAGATGCCGTTCCAGAAATTGCGTAATAAGTTTGATTTGGGTTTATATATCCAAATGAAGTAATTGGATATTGTGTACCTTGTCCCAAATCTTGTACAGTGAAAGTAACCTCTGAGCCATTTTGAATTCCATGAGGGAATGCAAATTGGAATAACCCCAAATCTAAATTAACAATATAAGTAAATGAAGACTTGAGTTGAACTGTCGGAGACGATGAATAACCAGAACCAGCATTTTTAATAATGATGCTACTAATTCTACCATTTTTTAGTTCCGAAACTGCTATAGCTCCACTTCCACCGCCACCTACAATAATTACCTCTGGAGGAGTTGTGTAACCAATACCAGGATTTGTAATAGTAATATTACTTAGAACACTTGTACTAGTTAATTGTAGATTGACTGGGAAAGTAATTTCTGGTCTTAGAGTATAATCATGAGTATAATTAAATCCAAAATTATTATTTTTTAATTTTTTAATTTTACCTACTCTTTCTCCTATTGTAAAGATAGAGGCTCCCGAACCCTTTGGAGGAATAATTACATTTAATACTGCTCCAGAACCAGCAAGTGATGGACCTAAAATACCATCAATACCATCTACATCAATATATGCTGTGGTATAATTTTTACCTGGGTCTGTTACGACAACTTCTACAATTTGACCGGCCGGGTCACTATTTCCATCTACAAGAATTCTTACTTTTCCTCCAGTACCATCACCAAGAATCGGAATTCCAAAATATTCACCGGCTGCATATTCCGTTCCTGGTTCTTGGATTTCCACTCTTTCAATTTTTCTAGACGAAATAATATCGGAAACAGATGGTAATTTTTTATAAAATCCTCCACCATTAATAAGTCTAATTTTTGAAATTGGACCTACCGCCTTGGTTGAAGATGTAGAATATGAAGAAGTTGAGACAACAGCAGGTTTTTCTGGTTCAAACGAAAGTTTAAATTTAAATCTATTTGCTCCAGTTGTAACTGTAGCTCCAGAAAGTTCGGTAATTTGAAAAGTGCCAATATATGGACTTCTAACTACATCAACATATGAATCTTTACTTACTGGACTTAATCCACCTATTCTTGATGGGTCCGCATAATAACTAATATTTGACACATCATCAGTAACTTTAAATGATATAAATGGTGAAGCTCCTGGAGCATCTATTCCAGGAGTTCCAACTCTTATAATATTTTTAAAAGTGTATTCAATTTTATTTAAATTATCTCTATAGAATGAAAGGTAATGTCCAACATTGCTAGAATCAGATAAATCAAATGTATATTGTTGTCCGTAAATAAATTTTAGAATGGGGTGCTTTACATATACCTCCAATACAGTTCCAGTTGGAACCGAAGTTGGTATTTGTCTTAGTGTTGTTAGAAATTCTAATTTTGAAATTATATTTGTAACAGTAAATGACCCATTAGCATAAGAATATGATGGAGTTGTTTTTGTGAAAATTTTATCTCCTTCATTTAAATAATGGGTTGTTGCAGTTCTCACATATAATTGATTTGTTAAATCTATCGATGATATTTGAAGTATTTTTGTTAGATTTGTTACTAGTGTAATTTGAGTTACTGATGTTAATCCAGTAACTGTAACTTGACTTCTTGCAGAATTGAATGAATAATTTCCACTATTTAAAGATACTACTGAACCTTTAACATAGGAGGAACCAGTAATAATATCATCAATCCTAATTGAATAATCATCTGGAGAATATGTTTTAAATTTTGCGATATTTGAAATTGGTGAACCAGTCGATATCCAAGTCCAGTTAATACCTCCATCACTAACAGTGCCACTACTATGAGTTGGTGCTGTAGAACCAGAAGTTCCACCTGCAACTGCTTGATATACTTTTAATCCATATACAACTCTTGTACCAGTAGTATAAGTTGTACCAGTTTTCCATGTTTCTAAATTCACTCCATTATATTGTGGATATGGATATGGAATAGTTGCTAAATTGATAATAAAAGTTCCTGGAGTAGTATTAATTACATTTGCCACCACATAATTTGATATTTGATTTGCCACTAAATCTGAGGATTCTAAAGTTCCAGAATTTAAAGATAATGTTCCTGTTAAACTTGCAATATAAATATCATTTGATGTACCAATGTCTACAATTTTTGCTGTTGCTACGGTAACATTAGAACTATTTTTTTGAATTAAGTTACTTCCAACATTGAACTCAAAACTTTGATTTAATGTTAATTTTCTTACATTATCAATAGAAGATGTAGCAAAAGTTTTTAAGAAAAACTTATCATATGCATTTGTCGATAAGATTAATTTTCTTCCTCCTGGAGAAGGTATCGTAGCAGTTCTGGAGGACCATTTATCACTTACAGAAGTTTGTAGATGATAATCTTGTGTTAAGTACGAAGTTGTATAATTAAAATCTAATACTTGTATACCTTCAGAACCAATTTGATATGTTGAAATTGTGGTAGATGGAGTAGTAATTGTAGATATTGTAGAATTTGCTCTAGTAAGAGTTAATCCACAATTTGATAGAGTAATAGTACCCATCCTTTCGGCATCGGCATTCTTATCGAATTTAACGATAAATCCTTTTGATTCTCCGTAATCAAAAATACTATGTGCAACTGTTGGAACAGATGTGGTTGAATAGTTGATTGAGTAATCACTATAACGAATATCATCAACTTTAATTGCAGTTGAATTATATGCAGTTGTCGAACCAGATGAGAATGATGTTGGGTTTAAGTTTGTTGAACTTGTAACTTGAGCATATTGCGAACCATTGAAATATACAGTATATGTTGCAACACTAGAAGAATAAGTCTTCGTTACTGCAAGGTGACGATATGTTCCAGTTAAAAGAGTTGTGGCATTTGTTTGTGTACTGTAGTTAGCTGCTGAACCAGTTATGTCTAGTCTTAATTTACCAGTGGTTGACGGAGAACTAGAATCAGCAAATAGTAAAACATTAAGGGTAGTTGTACCATCAGTAAGAGATAATAGGTTTGGTGCTTTATTTGTTGGGGCCGTATCAAGTTTGAACCAACCTTCTAAAGTCCAAGTTGTGGAAGATAGAGTCAATGATGGAGCCGTAATTCTTGCAGATACGGCAAGATTTACTGCATTCGTTCCAAATTTGGGGTCAGTTACATAGGTTACAGTTCCAGAAGTTGTTAAATTGCTTCCGAATCCAGTAGACTCAGTATTATTCTCGCAACGATAAAGTCTATTTGTTCTATTTGTGTACGTATTTCCAAGAACTAATGGGTCTCCAGATACATCAGAAATACAAGCAGTTGCATTTAATCCACCAATATTTGTTGATGATTGATGGGTATATGATTCCAGTACAGTTCCTTCATACTTTATTTTAATTGTCGATACTGCCTTTTTATCTGTTGATGTAATCCCACTAACAGAAAAATTGATGTCTCCGAAAGTATCAATTGAAGTACGAGTTAGTGTAATATTATTTAAAGATGGAATAGTATATAATTTATTCAGAATAATAGAACCAGACGAATTTAACTTGCACATGTAAACTTTAGTTCTATCACCAGTAGATATTACCTGATGTGTAGATGTAATGTATAGTTCATCAAATTCATCTATAGAAATGGTTGTATCTGCAAATTTAATACCAGTTAATGAAATTTCTTTAGACCAAGTAACAAGGAATCTACTAGAAGTTAAAGATAATTTAGTAACTAAAATATTATTTGTATTAGATTCTCCAACTACGTAAATATTATTATTGCTATCAATTTTTATTTGATTGAATTTTTCTGAATTTGATGTTGAAGTAATTTTTCTCTTGGTCACAAAATCGCCATTTGAATTTACTAAGATTACAAATCCATCAAATGTACTACTAGTATTTGTATTTGTATACCCACAAATAATTAAATTGTTTTCATATGAAACAATGTCTGTGACATAATCATTTCTTGTAATACCACTAACACCAGCAATTTCTTTTTGCCATGCTAAAGTTGCACTACTACCAGTGCTATTTTCAGTATACTTAGCAAGAAGAATATCTGGATTAAAAGTATCTGAAGATGTTTGATTTGGTCTAGTTTGACCTACAACATAGATAAAATTATTATACTTTGTCAATGCTACAAATTCACAACTTTTGATTTGCCCAGATGGTTGAACAGAACTGAGTGATTTATTCCAAATTGAACTTCCTTCCGAAGTAAATTTTTTAATAAATCCATGTGTATCTCCAGCAGTTCCTTTTGTTCTTCCAACTATATAATGAGATTTATCATCCATCACCAAACCATTATTAATATACACATTAGTTTCATGTGTATGTAATGTTGCGAAATAATCTGCTTTCTTTTGTATCTGAGGATGACTTACTCGAATTCTTGGATTTGAAGTAAATCCATATCCCGAATTTATAATATTAACTTCATCAATGGAACCAGTAGAAGTCACTATTGGTTGAATAATTGCATCCTGGCCACTAGAAGTTTCTATAGAAGTTTCAACAGGAATTTCTTCATCATAACCAATACCAGATTGTTCTATTGCAAGTTCTTCCAATCCAGAGACAGTAATAACTTTAAATGTTTTACTTGTTGGCTCCATTGCTGGAGTTGTACTCATGATTACATAATTACCGACTTCTAATGTATGTGGTTCAGTTGTAGTCACCACACCATAGTAAGAATCTGTGTATTGATTATACTCATAAGTATATGCACTAATATCCTTACCTTCAATTAATTGAACACTTGCAGATGCACCATATCCTTCAGTTCCAGTATCATCAAATAATAATTTATCATTTACTTGATAATTAATTCCTGCATTTTCAATTAGAAATGCTGAAATTTTTGCATCTTCAAATTTTGTTGTTGTTTCAACTTCAATATCAACTCTTGAAGAAATATCAATAGTTGGAAAGTAATCAAATAACTCTAATTTAGATTCCTCAAAAACAATATCTGGGTCAATTGTCTCATCATTACTAATTACGCCATCATCATTTTCATCTTCAACATCAAAAGTTAAATAGTCTCCATTTTCCAATGTTAAAGCATTTGTACTTTCATTTGCTGCACGTTGAATATCAATGTCAACATTTTCAAATGGGTCTCTATATCTAACAATTCCTGTTGGAATATTTGCTTGTGTCGCAAATTGATTTAAATTCCAAGTATCTGCTGTGGAGTAATAATTTGGTCCAATGATGTATGGGAACGCAGGAAGTCCTGCTGAAGTTAATGTGACAAAATATGCATAAGTACCTTCTGGAAACTCTGGTGTCTTACAGAATCTTCCATTATATTGGTCCAAATAGATTGATTCACTTTTAAAAACATATTGGTAATCATCAATAAATGTTCCTGCAGGAAATTGTGTTAATGAAGGCCCTTGAATTCTATATGGTGTTGGATTTGTATTGACGTTATATACTAAATTTGTTTTTAGTTGATAACTAGATTGGATAGGAGCAACAGTACTCGATAGCGATGTTGGGTCTGATAATCCATATGGACCATAAATTGGATTACCATCAAATGCCCAACCAATGATGGGTGAGTGAACAATTCCACTTGTCTTCTCTATTAATTGACCATTAATGATATTAATATTGTCGCCCAAAACAAATCTAAGTTGCTTTGGATTTGACATATGTGCGTATTCACCACCAAATTGTTTATTATACCCCTCAAAGATAGAACCATTAGCATAATCAAATGAAGTTGTATTATTTAAATTAAATGTCCATTCAAAAATATTTGTACTAAATTCTGCTCCATCTCCAATTGACTCCAATCTAATACTTGTAGTACCAGGATTATATCCAATACCCCTATTCAAGATAGTAATTCCAGTCACTCTTCCAGTGTCTGCTCCTTCAGTGGAAATAGTTGCTTTTGCTATAGCACCAAATCCATCTCCACTTATAATAACTTTAGGTGCGGTTGTATAACCACCACCTGCTGAAATTACAGCAATAGAAATAATTCTACCGTTGCTCACATATGCTTGAGCAGCTGCTCCAGAACCACTACTCAATCTAATGGTTGGAGAAGAAGTATAATCAGCACCTCCAGAAGTTATATTAACTTCTTTGATTGGTCCTCTAACTTTTGCTTCTGCAGTTGCTCCAATTCCTCCACCACCAACGATACTAATTTCTGGGGCCGATGTGAATCCTGTACCCGAATTATCTACAAGAATTCTAGTTACAGCGCCACTGCTTATAACCGCCGTCGCTGAAGCACCTTCTCCTCCACCACCAGCAATAGAAACTAATGGAGTAGTTTCATACCCACTACCACCATCAGTTACTTCAATTTCAATAAGTGAACCGTTAACAACTACTGTTGCAGATGCTCCAGAACCTCCTCCTCCACTAAAACTGATAATTGGTGGTACATCAGCATCATACCCACTGCCAGGATTGTCAATAGAAACCTTAGTTACTGGACCATAACTGTAAGTTTGAGTTGATTTGTAACTCCAAATTGAAACACCATTAACGAATGAACCTATTGGTCCTGGAGAAATATTATCCTTAAGTGAAATTGTTGAAGTTACTTTAGGAAATCTATATAATTTTCTTTGATTTCCAGGTAACAGTGCAGTACCACTAAAAGGTCCTATTTTATAATTTGGTAGTCCAGAAGTTGCAATATAAACATAATTAGTATTGAAAAATGAATTTTGAATATTGGTAGCAAATTTACTAATTGCAGTATTGATTGATGTGGAATCACTCTTTCCTTTGTTTAGGTCAATCGAGATTAAAATATTTCCTTGTGGATTTATTGTTGCAGGTTGAGGTAATGTGTATTTAAATATAGTAGCACTTTCTCTAGAGGTTACCAAAAATGTTCCATTATAGACAATTGGATTGGCTCCATAAACAGTAACTTGGTCTCCAACAAGCAATCCATGTGGATTTGAGCAAGTTACAGTAGCAGTCTGATTTCCAACTCCTCCATAGGTAATACTCTCAACTTCTAGTAATTTTTTAACATTATACAACCAAGAAGTTAAAAGTTTATTATCTTCTGTAGAACCCAACTTGGATACTGACAATTTATCACCAGTCAAATAATAACTACCATCATCCAATAGTACCGTTTTATTTGCTTCAACAATACCAAGAATGGATAATACTACTTCTGAAGAAGTATCTTTATTTACATAAACATAAAAATTTGAATTGCAAATAGTTCCAGAATCCCAAGATTGAGCAGAACTATTAATACCTCTTGTACATTCAATAAATTGTGTTAGAGATTTTTCCTTATATCTAATTAACTCAGTACCAATTAGAACCTCACCATTTCTTTCTGGCCACCCAATTGTAGAGTCTACTGTAATAATTGCATCTGTAGGTGATAATTTTTCTGCTAGTTTTGTAGTATATGGAATCTTAAAACTTCCAGTAATTGATTCTTCCGAAAGAATCAATTCATATAATTCAAAATCTGCGGTTTGAATTGCGGTAAAATTTTCAATTAATGCTTGAGCATATTTGATATTTGTATCTACAGCATCATCAAATTGTTCAATCAAACCATCCTTCAAATTTATTGGATTTCCTGATACAATTTTACACCTTAAAATTGTATCAATCGACCATGAAGCTGCTGAAGGTTTAATTAATTGGTCTTTTGGATAACTAACTTCAATGTCTTCACCATAAAGAAGTTTGAACAAATAAGCAATTGAATATTTTGTTCCCTTTGAACTGTAAAAATCTTTTGCAGTTCTTAATACATTTGCCACATTAATTGTACTAAAATCAATGTTTGGCAAATCTGGTAAATATTGATTTGTAATTCTTTCTAGAACTTTCTTAAAAAATATGCTGTCTAAACTTTTAACAGTTGATTCTGATAAATGTGAAGAAGCAACAGATTTAGTTTCATCGGAAAAAATTAAATTGTTATTTGAATCATACCCAATGATTCCACTTACACCTCTACTACAATCTACAAATTGTGAAGGTGTATATCCACTACCACCATTAATTATTTCACAACCAGTAATTTCATTTTCGCCAACTGATGCGGTTGCTTTTGCTTGAATTGGTGCTGAAATATAAACAGTTGGTGGATACTGTGAGGAATAACCAGAACCAAATTGTACCAAACTAATATCAGTAATTTGTCCATTAAAAATTGTAGCAACAGCTTTTGCTCCAGTTCCACCAATTGAGTTTCCTAAATTATCTTTTCTATCATCTACAATATAAACACTAGGTACGTCAGAATATCCAAATCCACCATATAGAAGTTCAATATTAGTTACTCTACCAAAATCATCAACAGAAACATTTAAGACTTGTGCTCCAGTTGGTTGAATTACGGCAACTTTTGGTAGATTTGTAGAACTATAACCAGTTCCCCCATTTATAACATTAACTGAAGTCAATTCTCCATTGCTGTTTAGAACACCTCTCAATAAAGCTGGAATACCAGTAGTAGTGATTGGTGCATCAACATATATTTGTGGCGCAGTAGTGTACCCAGAACCAGAAGTTAGAACTTGAACTGAAGTTATTACTCCAGAAGAATTAACTTGAACATTACCTATACTAGCTCCAGAAGGATTGATGAATTGTATTCTTGGTTCAAAATCATATCCACTTCCACTATTTGTCAGTTCAATACTTTCTACCAATCCAGAAGAATTGATTACTACACTTGCCTTAGCTTGTGTACCGCCATCATTTGTTGGTGGTTGAATATATACTCCAGGTGGATTGGATTGAGAATACCCTTGGCCACCACCAATTAATGTAATTTGCTTCAATCCACCAACTAAAGCTTTTGCGGTTGCATTAATACCAGTACTTTTAACCAATGATACTTCTGGAGTATTATTTAAGGTATATCCAGAACCACCATTTTTTATTTTGACACTGGTTACAGCACCATTTGATGAAACTACAGATACTGCTTCAGCACCATCTCCAACTGATAATAAATTTGCATTAATATATGCAAAATAAAGAGAATCATTTGGTGCGTATTTTAAAATTACTTTGTCGTTATAAACACTAAATTCTTCGTGTGGGATTAATAGATTTCCATCCGAAATTACCAAACTTAATATAGTTGATGCTGGATTATATGGAATGTTATTTAATTTTAGTCTATATTCAAGTTGATTCAATACAAGTGGTATAGAATCCATTACGTCAATATTAGATTCTGCAAATCCTTTTAGGTATTCAATACTAATACTTGAAGAAGTGTCAGAAAGTGTAGGATTGAAAGTTCTTGGAGCTTCTGTAAATACAATTGTATCATTGTAGATATTATAATCTACACCTGGAATTAAATATTGATTGTATAATTTTACAATTATATGATTTGATGATGACGGAAAAATTGGTTCTTTGTTTGCAGTTAAATTGAATGTTGTCTGTATGCCATTAAATTGTAAATATGGGTTAAACAGAGGAATTTTCTTAAGGGAAAATTCCTCATATGAAATACCCGAACTAAAAGTTACAGATGGAGATTTTTTAATTGATTCGTAATATATTACTTCATTATCAATAATAACTGAACCGTTTTCTTCTACAAAACCATCAGTAGTTTCGACATCAATATTTGTAGAAATTTCACTAATATTAGAAAGTAAAAATGTAGTGCCATTAACTTTTTTTACATCATACTCTGTCAGATTTAAATAATCTGACATATTATTTAAAATCCCAAATGATTGAGAAGTTTTCTCTTGTGACCTATAATATGATTGTAAAAATTTTTCAAAGAGACTATCATTCTCCCTAATGAAACTAGGTAGTTGATTCAGTACTGAAAGAGATAAAGAAGCGTTTGGCATTTTTATTTTGCTTTTTTACGAGAAACAAGAAGAAGTATTATCAAATTTGACTGGCGGAGTAAATACGAATGTACTCACTTCTGGGCCACTTAAAGAGTCTGGATTACCTATATTACCACCAGGATTAAATCCATCAATTTCTGCACTACCACGAGGTACTACAGTAATGTCTGGGGTCAATAGTGTTATGATAGTATTTGGGTCATTAATTCCAGGTTCAATTAAATTTGGATTTGCTGGTTTTATTGTTACTGCTATAGATGTTGGAACAGATACATTTCCACCAGAGCGTGCGCCAGTATTATTTATGTCAGTACCTGAACCTACTAGGATTAATGTATCGGATAAAGTTGCAGTTCCTTCCAATTCTACAGGACCAAAAATAACTTTCCCAGTTAAACAACTATATGTACCAATATTGTTATTCAAGTAAACTTTTTTATTGTTTGTCACTGTATATGACCTTAGAATTCCACTCCCACCATCTTCAAAATATTGTGGTATCCCTGGCTTATCTGTTGTGTAGAAAACACTACTTTTTACTGTTCCTCCAGGAGAAGTTGAACAACTACAATCCAATTCAACTCCAAAATCTAGTGTATATGTATTTGGTACATTATCTGATGGATATGGAATTCTCTTTACGCATGTAACTTGAGACAAAATATCCAATATAGATTCATCAGAATCAACGACATATTTTTGTAATCTTGAAAGAGATAGATTTTTTCCAAAATTATTTAAATCCTCTTCATCTCCATATTCTTGAATTGCAGCAAGAATTTTTGATTTAATTTGGTCTTCAACACTCTGAGATAATGTTGTAGATTTGATATTACTTTTGAATGTTTCTGCAATAGCCAACATTCTAATAGATATTAATATTTCATCTGGGTCTTCAATAACTACATCAACTGAAGCCATTGAATATGGTTTTAAATTTTTAATGATTTCTTTTTTTGTTAAATTATTTAAACTTGTTCCAGTTTTTGTTTTAATTGAAAGAAATACTTTACCATAAATTGGTGGTGATAAACTTTCTCCTCCATATGCATTTACATATTTTGCATTTGGATATATGGATTTTGTTATATTTTCATAATCACTTGCTGTTACTGCCCTATACTGAGCAGAATAATATTTTGGTGCGTTAAATTTAATTGATTTTAAAGTTTCTGCATCATCACCCAATTGAGATTTTTCATTTACTACTAATTTAATGTATGCTGGAGAAATACTATTCCCATCAGAATCATTTACAAAACCAATAAAATTCATCACACTAATATTATTAGCTGCAATTCCATTTGTTCTAACGTATTCAAATAAAATTACTTGACCATCTTCTATATCTTTGCCAATAATATTATCACCAAAAGTAACTTCATATCTTCTATCTGCAATCTCACTTAAAAAATAAACTCTCGAAGAAGAATTTACTGTGGTTATATTTGATACTAAACTATATCTATCTAATTGTGAAGATTGCATATTTGGTTTTACAAATACATTTAATGTTGATGTGTCTACATTATCGTTTGGAATTATGAAATTTTGTTTAATTGTGGTATCTGCAATATATTCATACGTAAGTAAATCACCTTCATATATCTCTACACCAGAAAATGTTGCTATACCTGTTGTACGGTTCACAGAAGCGATTGCATTGTCTCTAAGAACAAAGGTATAGGATTTGCCATTTATAGAACCAGAACACACTCCACCCTTCTGTAAGGTGACATAAAGAGGATATTCCTGTCTTACATTGATTGCTGTCTGTACAGTAATTGTTACACAAGTTCTTGCTGCTGAAATTGACCTTGGTACATAATTTAACATTCGAGATAAACTTACAACATTATCTCGAATTGATGCAGTATCTAAAAATAATTCGTTTAATGCCATATTTGCATTAAACGCAGAATAATATGTGTTATATGCTAAAACATCTAACAAATAAGATAGTGTAGAACCAGTAAAATCATAATCCGAAAACTCCTTTCTGGTTCTCAGATAAGATTTAATAGACTCTCTAATCTCATTAAAATCTATATTTGTTAAATTTGTGGGCTTCATTTATTGTGACCTTTGTAGGAGGAACTGAGTGCTTACGATTTCGGGTTCACCAATGATTCTATACAGTAGTTCTACCAAAACACTATCTTCATCCTCCAAAATAGAAACCTGCACTTCAACGACTTCAACCCTAGGTTCAAAGTTCTTAATTGTATTTATCACTCTATCTTTGAGTTCAATGGCAGAGAAGACATCCAATGGTTCAAAAAGCATCTCATAAACTTTGGACCCAGTATCTGGGTCCATTAATTTTTCACCAAAACGAGTCTGAACCAAGTTACTTATGGCCTGAGTCACTGCTTTTTCATTAGTGACCTTAGGAATATCCTTCGTAATCGGATTTTTAATGAATCCAATGTTCAAATCACTATAAGTTTTTGTAATATCCCTAAAAAGTCTTCCGTCATCTGCCATCTAAGTGACCAGTTATAGTTCTTTTTTCTATTTATACTGGTTATTTAGTGCCATCTCTCCACAAAATCATCAAAACCATCCTTTCCTCCACACCATCTTGAGTATCTGTCCTCTGGAGGAGTTCCCTTTTTCTCATTTTCGGGTACATAATCGGTAATTAACCGATTTGTGCCCCATTTTTCCTTCATATATTCAACATCTCTGTCTGGATTTGGGTTCACTGCCATCTGTTTTCTCCTAAAATTAGATTAAAACAGAACTTTTTACGGGGTTGCTATCCCGAAGACAAAAAAAGCGGCAAAAAGCCGCTATAATTATTTATTTTCCTTGACCACGGTATCTTTTTTTAGCTGCATTTCGACTGGAAGCAGCATATTTTGTATTCATCCCATTTCCTTGACGACTTTTCTTTGGTTTCGACTCAATTTCAACTTTATTTGTGAGTGATGGACGCTTTGCCATGAAATTTTCCTCCTAAGACTTATGTATTATACCAGATTTTTTGCTATTTGCCAACCATTACATTAGCAGAACCAGATGCAATTCTACTCTTACACGGCATAACCATGCCATCCCCTACAGCAGCAAGTCTTTTTCCATTTACAAAGACTGTAGCAGTGGTCGCAACAACAATTCTTGAGTGACCAGCACCCATATTATCCTCTTTAGTCAATATACTACAATTGCATGTTGCTGTAGTAATTGTAGTTGTGCATCCAGCTTTCGGTGTTGGTGCTTTTTGTTCAACCAAATTTGTAGTTGGAGATTTATGGAGAATTAATGCATCACCGTCCAAAACTGGAACTGTCCCATTAATCAATACATTTCTGGGAATTGGAGCAAGTAGAGTTAGAGCGGCTGGAGGCCACTGGCAAGAAGCATCTTTAACTGTCAATGGTAGTGTATTACACCATGTAGGGGGGCAGGCAACCCCTGTAGGACCACAAGGACGACCTTGCCCTGGGTTGTGAATATTTGCTGGAATGGGTACTCCATGCCCGCTACAAGTGCCTGTAATGATAGCTGCTAGACCTGGCATAATTTATCCGTTATCAGGAGTTGGATTACTAATTGGATTTGGCGCATCTGGGTCATATGATTCAGATGCCGATGTATAATCATATTTATAATCTTCTTGTAAATCTCCGTAGTATCTTCCACACATAAAATCATACGGATTTCCATAACTGTCTATAGCATTTGAAAATGTTTTTGCCTCTCCAGATAAATCATGAAGAATTTCCAAATTTCCATAGATTTCCCAACTATGAATACCCTCATAAATGTACATACCATAGTAACTCTGCAGTAAACTATAATTAGAATAACCTCTTCCTCCCCCACCAGATGTCCACCATGGAAACATTGTAGCAGTGGTTGAAACTGTACTTACTGTAATAGATAAATTATTCCCTGGTGTGGAACCGCCCAAAGAAGCTCCAGGTACAGTAAGAAGGTTTCCTACAGCATATCCAGAACCAGCAGAAGAAACATTTACCGTATAAACCCCACCAGATTTTGAGACAAGTACTTTCAATCCACTACCAGAACCTCCAGTAGGACTTACATTATAAGAACCAGTACCAGCAGATGCAGTACCTGATTTTGTATAAGTTACAACACCACCAGGAGTTGCTTGAGTATTACAGAAAGCATCGGCCCAGGTAAACCCAGAACCCATCTGACTTTTAACTGCTTGAACATTTGTCATATTTTTAACGCATTGTAAACACCTTCCAACTTCTGTATCAAGTGGATTTGGTTGGATATAAACTCCAAGTCTTACAGTAATAAACGTATGTTGTCTTGGGTCTGGACAGTATCTACGAATTAAATATTTTTCGGTTGATGAAGCACAAGGCAAACTAAAAAAGGAACCTTGAACAACTCTCAATTCACTGTTGCTGAATTGTTTTGTTCTATTTTCAATGTTGTCTCTTTCATGCAGTTCTGTCAGGTTATTATAACTATTCGCATCATTTTCATCTAATGCTTTTGAAAAGGTATCATAATTTTCTGTTGGGGTTTTAGGAGTACTTCCAGAAGCTTGTGTAATATTAATTGATGATAATCCAAGAACTGCCGTACCAAATTGATTTCCAGCAGTTCTATCTGATGTTGCATCAACATAAGTTGTTTTTTGGTTGTTGAATACATTCTTGTGAAATGACTTGATTTCTGTTGGATAATATTCTGAACTATAGTTTGAAACTTTGATATTCTTAGCACTATTAACTTGGTTTATATAACTCTTGGTAGATTCATCAAAATCTGGATTTTCTATTTTTCTATTATCGCCATAATCCTGGACAGATAAATTGATTGGTGTCGAATCCACAATAGATGCTTGTTCTGCTGATAAGGATACCAAAGAATTTGTAGTTGAAGAAGTTACAGTTGTAGTTCCTTCAATATCTTTTCGTGCATTTGTTATTACATCTGGTGGTTGAATGCTTTTCGTTTTTAAATCAATTTGTTCTTGCAATAAAGAATTGGGCGATGTTCTTCCTTTTCCAATTGGTTTGAATTGGTCAACAAAAGTTTTTTCAACACCAGTCTTTTCTAAGATTACTGTTCTCTTGGATGTTGATAACTTAAGTTGCTCAACATCGGGTCTATTAAAGGTATAACTTTTTTCTTTGTGAATTTCTGTTTGTACAGTTGTATGAGTATTCCACGAATAACCAGATGATGGTTTTGAACCAGATACATATGGTTTACCATTATCTACATTAGTAACCTGAACATCAGAATATGGAGTATTTTTAATCTTCTGATATATCGGAGAATCTTCAAATAGAATCTTATTATCTGCTTCACCCTTATCTACCGTTTGCCCTTCCTTTACAATCTCAGTAACTTTTTTTGCAACATAAGGTACTTTAATTTTGGGGGGATTAGTAGATGAATATCCAGAACCACCTTTAATTACTCGTACAGATATTAATTGTCCATCCGAAATAATAGGTTTAACTTCTGCAATTTCTCCTATACCTTTAGATTGAGAAATAGCATCTAAGACGTTAGCTCCATTACGAATCAAAAGACTATACTTATCATGGTCATAAAGAGTTGGTGGAGCATCAACAATTAAACGAATTGCTTCAATATTTGGATTACTCAATCCATATCCAGGTTTGATTACTTTAACCGAATCTAATCGACCATTTACAATTTTTGCCTCACATTCTGGTTTGACTAATTCTGGGTCAAACGGAACTCCAGGTGTTGGTACTCCTATAGCATATTCGATTTCCTTATTTAAGAATTCGTAATATCCCATTATGATTGCACGGTCCTTAATACCCCAACCAGCAACAACTTTAATTTGTGCTCCATTGCTACAAGTATAAAGACCATCCTTGGTGAATGCAGCAGAACCACCTTTGATGGTAGCAAAGTGCATATTGAAATCATCTTCAGTATGACGTACATTATCAAATGTCCATCCATTTACTGTATGAGTATTGTTGACATATTTTCCTATAATAGACCTAGAGACAGTATCGGTTTGAGATATCATCAATCCAATACTAATCTTATTAGTAGCATCTGCAGATGGATAGTAAAGATAGTAAACTTCCTGATTTACAAAATTTACACCATCACCAGCATTATAATTTTTTCCATACTCAACAACTCTATCTACTTTCCATATGGTATTATAAGTTTGAGTATCAGTATTCCATCTGGATTCTAATCTCATTCTAACTTTTGTTCCCTTAGGAATATCAAAATCTTTATATACCACCGTTCCAGGAGAACTCCATACAGCATTTCCCTGAGCAGACTGGTATGCTATACCTTCTCCACCATTCCAGGCTGTTTTATAAGGACTTGCATCAAGAGTACCACCACGATATGAATCATAGTTCTTTGCTTCTGCAAGTCTAAATCCAATAGATGCATTTGCTACTTGATTTGCTGCAGTAATATTACTAAACCTAACTTTAGCAACTGCAACAGTTGCATATGGATTTCTTCTCTTTTTGTAATTTGGAAATTTTAAAATATACTCTTGACCTACAATAGGTAATTCTCCACTATATCCACTAATAGAATTAATTCTTATTTCACTATCTGGTGTTACTCCATCTCGTTTTCCTTTTACTGGTTTGATGGTACAATTTAATGTAATACTTGTACCTTCAATTTGTGCAGTTACTGTTTGTCTGGTTTTAGAAGTTGCTGCTTCATTAAAGAGACCTTCTCCTGAGCCAGGTTCTGTATAAAGACCAAA